AGTAACCCAACTTAGCGGAACCACAGGATCAAGAACTACAATATTCTGCGTTCATTACAGCCCTGATGAAGTTCAGTTTGTAATTCCCGAAATGCTGAATAGCGGGCTGCTTGTCAACGCTGAACTGATCGCCAATGGAGCACTGCAAGGAATTACGACAAACACCAGCACAGACGCCAGAAAGCTTACTTATGAAGCTTATTACTATCTTAACGGAGCATTCCAAGCTGGACACAACTACGCTGTTGCCGCAATTACCCAATGCGACAGCACACATAAGCCAACTGCATTACAGATTGACCAGATGATCGACCAGGTAAAGGGCATGGCGGATGGCATGACTTTCATATACGTGAACAGAACTGGCCGCCAATATATCCGAAATCTAAAATCTACAATGTATGTTGACACCGCTAACACTGCTTATAACACTGAGGTTGCATCTTGGAATGGAATCCCAGTTATCTTGACTGAAACAATCCTCAGCACCGAAACCACGGATTTGGATTAAAGGAGGTATCTAATGGCTTACAAAAATAAAGCATACGTAAAAGATCAAAACCTGATTCTAAGTGCGGCTCAAACCCTCCCCAACGCTACCTCCGCAGATTCCACCAATACTGTAATGTATGGAGGAAACACTGCTGGAAAAATCAAAATCGTGGTCAAGGCGGCTTCCGCAGTGGCAATTGCTAATGGTCAATACCTTACCATCGTTGCAAGCTACGGAGCCACAAGCTCACCAACTGACACACTCGATAAAACTCTGCTACATAAAGGAAACGTATCTTATGCTGCAGGCGAAACGATCTGTGAAGAAATAATTCCAGATTCGCTGCCAGACACCTACAAATATGTTAAACTGACTTATACCACCACAGCAAACGAAAGCACCGAAACAGTGAACGCTTTCGTTGCTTTGACTTAGAACTCCTAAACCAGCGGGGCGGGTTTCTTCATTTTACCGCCCCGCTCCCTTCGGGGACTGGATTGACATGGCATGGACTGACAACGAACTGAGCACATTGGCAAGCCTGGCAAAGCACGAGGCCGAGATCAATAATCTTGCGCAACGATATACCAGGATCGCCTTGGTGGTGAGCGCAGCCAATAAGATGACTGCCTCTCCTAACACCCTTACCGGAATCACGGCAATTGACAGCAGTGGAAATACTACTGAGCTTGTCTATGCTGATGGGAAATGGGAAATAGGCATTGGAACCTACGTTAAGTTTGTTTGCTCTGCGCAGAATACCTATTTTAGCTTGCTGGAGGGAACGAACTCCACTCTATATTCTGCTTCTGGAACCTATACGCTAACCTTCCAGGATAAGCCAACCTGGGCAGATGTTGAGCTTGTTTCGGATTGGCAGCCAAAAATCGAGCTTGCAAAGGACACGATATACAATCATCTATCCAGCAGCCTGTCAACTCGAATATCTTCATATTACATATCTGATGTCATTGACGGGATAGTCAATCCTGAGATTCTTGCGCTGGCTTCAGATTACAAAGCGTTAGAGCTTATCTTCCTTGACCTGCTTGGAAAAATAGGCACAATGGAAACGATCCAAAGCAAAATTGACTATTACCGGATAAACTACCAGCAGCAGTTTGACAGCGTGATAACGGCTCTGGATTTCGGGGACTATAGCTATTTGTTTCAATCCAATACGGGAAGGATTGTCCGTTGATTACTTTCGATACCAAGGCTCTGGATAAGGGACTGCAAAATATTGCTATCGCAGTGATTAAGGCAATCAGGGATAACACCAAGAAAGGCGTGGATATGAACGGGAGCAAGTTCAAGCCATATTCTGCTGCTTATCGAGAGTGGAAAGTGGATTGGATGCGGAACGGGAAAAAGGCAAACAATGCAAAAAGCAGAGTATCCAGCAACCCCACTGTCAACCTTATGCTGCGTGGCGTTATGCTCAACAGCATAAGCAAATCCAGAATCAAAGACGGTTTCGATGTTTACATTGCAGACAAAAACAGGGCATTAATTGGCTTTGCGCATCATACCGGAACTGGACAGCCAAAACGTGAATTCTTTGGCGTTTCCCCTGCAAAGGAAAAGGAACTCTATCTACAATATCTTGGCAAGCTGCCACTGCTGAGGAAATCATGACCGATAAGCAAATCCTTGTCCTGAATAAGATCGTAGACCTCTGCAAGGCTGTTTCTGGCGTCAATTACGCTGCACTCTATCCTGATGGCATAGCCAACACAGGGCAACGCTTTCCGGCCTGTATTGTCCGAGATGGGGATGAGAACGCCGCTAATTACAACACAGGCCAACAGGTGATTTACGATTATGCGGTTGACATAATTCTGCATGTGGAAATCCGGCCTGGGATCACAAGGATTCAGGATGTGCTTTCCCTGCAAAACAAGATAATCACTGCAGTAATAACAGACCTATCATTGTCTAATCTTGTCCACAATGTAGTAGGACATAGCGTGTCAAAAGGAGATAACCAAGAAACATTACTTGATTCCAGTTCTGGCTATCAAGGCGAGATTACAGCCAGAGTGATAACTTTCAATCTACAGATAAAAGACACAAGGAGCTAACCATGCGAGTGAAGTATATTGGCAAGATGCCTTATCGCACAGCGGACAAGAAGTTTATCCCTGGCAAGGAATACGAACTAAGCAAAACCGAGATTGACGCTAATCCTGGCAGGTTTGAGCCTGTCCAGGAAAAGCAAAGCAAACCTAAACCACAAGACCAAACAGAGGTGTAATCATGGCAGACAGAAATTCGAATAACTATAAAATCGCTATCGTAGCGGAAGCCAACTACGGTGCCCAAAACAAGGTAGTAACAAACGTTGGTGGTGCAGTCTATTTCGATGATAAATTGGAATGGAATAATGACCCGATTACCGTTGAACGTGCTAGAAAGAAAAACAGTCTTTACAAGGCCGAAGATCGAATGAAAATAACTGGAACCAAGGTAAGTGGAACGCTATCCGGCGATCTGACAGACCTGCATGAAATTCTGTTGCAAGCGCACTTCGACGACACGGCAAGCCCATATCTGTATGCTGTGACCTTGCCGACCACGAAAAGCTACAATGTATATCAATTGTATCTGGATGGGACTGGTGCCTGCACCCATTACGATGTTCTGGTTGGCTGCGTATTTAACCCGCTAACCATTACGGGCGAAGCAAACGGAATAATCCAATATTCCTGCACAATTGACGCAGCGGATTACTCGCAAGACGTTGCCAACAGTTCAGGCGAAGCTATTACTTTGACCAGCGGCATCCCGATAACTGGAGTTCCATTCCTGTTTGGCGACGTAACGGCAAGCACTGGATTGTCTCATACCGCAATCAACAGCTTCAGCCTTGAGCTAAGCAAAACAATGGTTGACAATGCCTTGCGCTATCAGAACAGCCTTACCAAGACCAATGACAAATACACTCAGGTTGGCGGAACTTTCAGCTATGCAGCCATTTGGGATACATCGTCAAACAGCCAAGACCAGGGCTATCGCTATAATGAAACAGCGATACAAAGCACCATAAGCCTGGTAAGCTCTGCTGCAACCTGGCAAATAGACCTGAATGGAGTAATTAGCGAAGCTACTCGGCCAGACGCAGATCGTGGGCTGTTCATTGGTAATTATACCTTTGACTTGACCTCAGAAGTGACAGGCACTTTCCCCCCCGTATCCATAACCGTATCATAAACACAGAAAGGAGAGGAAACAATGAGCGATAAAATCAAAACCTGCAAACCCAGTCTGATCACCAACAGACCAGACTTCAATTACTCGTTTGCCTACACGGACAAGACCGGAGCAGATTGGATATTCAGCCTGCATACACTGAACGCAAGACAGCGGGGAGCGGTTCAGGCTTCCTATGCAGTGGTGAAGCTGGATAGCGAAAACAAACCGCAAACTGAGATTGAATCAAATATGGAGCTTATTTACACCGCTACCATATGGAACGCTCTTGAGTCTTGGAATCTTGACGAAGCAATCACCATTGACAATATCGACTTGCTTCCACAAGATGTGCGTCTTGCGCTTTACAATGCCATTACAGCTCACGAATCAAATAATGATGAAACCCTGGAATCAGAAATAAAAAACTGACACAAGCGGTGATATTCTATGAGAATAATGGAAACCTTGCAACTGAACTCATTAAAGGCGAAGCCGGCAAATATCACTTTTGCCGGCTGTGCCAGCAATACGGAGCCTGTGATTATGCAGGAAGCAAGCTCACTGCCAGAGTTCAGTATGTCCTCAGCTACATCTATGAGTTCGATGCAGGTGTCCACTTATACCCAAATCCAGGCTCATGGGAATATCAACCGCACTGGTTTTACAGCATGTTCAGGGCAGGAATGAATCAGCTAAACTCCACTAGAAACGAAATTGCAGAGCGCAAGCTAAAGGCTGGAAAGAAGTGAATCAAGAGCTAAAGATCATCATCAGAGCAGACGGCACGGCACAGGTGGTGTCAGACCTACGCAAGGTTGATACTAATCTTAATCAAGTCAATAAGTCTGCAATGCTGCCAAACATGAAATCCATCTTTGCAAGCATGGCAAAGTCAATGCTGCCTGCGATTTCGGCCACAGGTGCCATTGCCACTGCGTTCAGGGTTGGCAAACAGGCATTGGAGGCATTCAATGCTCAAGTTGAAGCCACCAGGGAAATCAATGCTGTTCTGCAATCCACCGGCAGAAATGCAGAGTTTACCGCCCAGGAGCTTGGCAATATGGCTTCGGCTTTGCAAAAGGTGTCAAACTATGATGATGAGGAAATTTTACAAGGTGCAACGCAATCGCTACTAAGATATGACGCAATCAGCAAGGACATGTTTCCGAGAGTGGAAGCTCTGGTTGTGGATATGGCTAAGTCAATGGGAGGGCTGGAAAACGCAAGCAAGACTTTAGGCATATCATTGGCAGACCCGATCCTTGGTATGACCAGACTGCGCAGGGCTGGTGTTATGCTTTCCGAAAGCCAGCAGCAAGCCATCAAAACAATGGTTGCTCTTGGCAATACATCAGAAGCACAAAGGCTGCTATTGGACGCTCTCGAAAGCAAATATGGCGGTCTGGCAATGGCGGGAATCAACGCAAGCACACAATTAAAGAATGCTTGGGGAGATTATTTAGAAGAAGTTGGCAGCAACCACAAAGCAATGTTTGATGCTATATTGTTCACGCAAGCACAATTCCTCTATATTGTAACTGAGAATCTTGCTAAAACTGGAAACAAGGAAAAAGATTTGCTTATGCTTCGGTTCAGAGCATGGGCTGATTTTAATACTGCCCTAATGTTAAATAGTAATGCTGTTTTTGATTCAATAATAAATGGTGCTGCAATTGTATTTGATTTCATCAAAATTGGCATGGGAAGCATTAATGGAACTCTTAATAATCTTGTGAATGACACAACATATTATCTGAAAAACGTAAGCAATTATGCGGTTGCAGCTATGGATTGGATTGCCACAGGTTCAAAAGATATGCTTGACGAGCTTGAGGAAAACAAGCCATCAGTCACAGGATGGAAAGATTTTTCAAGCGAAGCGGATAAAGCATTAGTTAAACTTGGAAAGCATGCAAAAGACTTAATCGATCCGTGGAAAAATTACGAAAAGAACTTCAGCACAATAATCACCAACTCAACCAAAATATATGAAAAGCAGCTTGACCTTCAACTTGGCCTCACAAAAGAAGCTGGGAAAAAAATAGAAGAGGCTTCTTCGGCGACATCAGGAATGTCTAATTCTGAAACCACCAAAGAGCAAATAATACAAACCAAAGACATGCACAGGGAAATGTTGTCTGCATGGGTTGATTATTACGAAAGACTTGATAAACTATCAACCGAATCAATCTATGCTCAGGCTGCGCTATATAGATTAGACATAGAGACAAAATATCAAGGAATCTTAGGCAAAGAACAGCTTGACGAGCTTTACAATGCTTATCTGTGGAACCTCAGAGACCAGCAATTAGCGGGAATCCAAGAGGCTAATCAAGCGGAACTTGACGCAGAAAAAAAACTCCAGAATGACAAGCTATCCGCACAGTTGGCCTATCTGCAAGCCGTGAAACCATACTCACAGCAGCACCTTGAGTTCCAGCTTCAGCAATATCGCAGCGAACTGCAAGCCTATACTGAATTAGGCTTCTCTAAGCTCCAGATTGATGAAATGGTAGCTGCAAGACGGAAAGAGATTTACAGCCAGGCAGAAACTCAGATCATTGACCAGTGGAGAGAATCACACGAAATTCAATCTGCAATGGTTGAAAACTTCGTTGGCAGCTTCGCAAATCAGATGTCAAATATGCTGATGATAGAAACAAACACAAATAATTTCATGCTAAAAGCATTCACAAGCTTTATTAACGGCATGATTTATGAGCTTACAAGGTATATATCAAAGCTTATCATAACAGCCATTATAAAGCAATTTGTGTTTGGGACTCCATCATTTGGCGGTGGACTTGGTTCAGGTGCTGGAGACCTGCCAGCAATACCAATCGCAAGCGTCGGAGGTGGAAATATAAACCAAACACCACAGCCCATTATCTTATCACAGGCTCCGAGCCAACCAGTTACATTTGTGCAAAACAATACCAACAATCTATTGCTAACTGCAATCAATACACTAAGCAACAAAATAGATAACCTCGATAATCCAGAGTGGACATTGACAATTGACGGCAAACAATTAAGGCGTGGACTTAACCGTGTCAACAGAACGCTTAATGCGATGGGAACATAATGGCATACAATAGGCTTAGAGTTGAAATTTATAATTCATTGATACGCAATGGATCGATAGAGCCAAGTGTGCTTTTTTACATTAGCGAAGATGAGCTATTAGAGTGCAAGATAGACGAGAAGCAAGGCTCGGCAGATGATATATTTGAAATCTATGGCAGGAAAGCCACAATCACGGCCATTTATGCAGGATCACTTAAGGGCTGGATTCAGTCAAAGCCAATAAGCACAGTATACCCAGAATACCTTGACGCATACATTTCTATTCTGGATATTGACACAGGGATAATTCAGTTTGTGGGCGCTATCCGATATGATTCAATATCTCACGATTATGACGCTAATACTGTTAGCATGACAATATCTGATGCTCTTGATATTTGGATTACTCAGGCAAAAAAATACAATTACAAGTTTGGAGAAACAGAGGCTAATAACTATTGGGCTCTTGAAGATTACTACAATTCAGTTCATAAGCTACTGACTGAGCCAGTTTCACAGCTTGCTTATGCGCTCCGGTCTTACGTTTCAATTTATAGCGGAAACACTACATTGTCCGCAAACGACATTCAGATTGACATAAACGGATATAATAATGACTTTAGCCAATGGCAAAACCCATATCCAACATCGCCGTGGTCTTGGAAAGCACATTATTCGCATATCCAAGCGACATCAGAGAACAAATTGCTGCTTACGCTATTGTTCATTGTTCGGTATGGGGCAATAAACAGTCCATCAGATTGGGCTTGGCAAACCGTATCAATGAATATCTCTTTCAGTCCAGACAATATGTTCCAACCAATTATTTTAAATAATGATACAAGCGATCCAAACATGACACCTGCTACAATTAAGGCTGCATGGAAAGGAGTATTCGGTGAAAGCAATATTACGATAGACAGCGGAACTGTGATTATTAACACGCAGCAATCGGCAACATTAACTATTGGCAGCGATACATACACTTTGCGATTCGAAGATGACAATATTTATGCCACGTTTCCAATCAGAAACGATAAACTATATTTTTCGCCAGGAACGCAAACTTACGACAGAATACTGTATGCAATGCTAACTGCAAACCTTTTATACTGTTATACCTCAGATAGCGGATATAAGGTTATAACTAACTCAACATTTAGCAATGTGCGCACAATTAGCTCAGGAACTGTTATTGCAAACACAGCGATAATTAATCAAAAACGATCTGGCTTTGTTCCAGACATCAATAAGCTTACGGATGGAGTTTCTCCACTGCTGCAAGCAAAAAATCTTGAAACGGCCATCAAAGAAATTTACCAAGAGAGGCTATCAACTTTGGCTTGCAGGCTGGAGTTTAGTTTGCCAGATTCATATTTTGGAAGCCTTGACATATTCCAAATTATTAATATTGATAGTCAAGACTATATTATTACAAGCATATCATATCCATACGATGGAATTATTGACGTTGAATGCGTTGGGGAGTGGAACTGATGATTACACTTTGGGGTTGGGGTGGAGTTAAATTTGAGTATAACGATACCATCGAATTTGCGCACGGAGAAGGGCGGATAACGTTTCAGCAGGATCAAAACACTTATAAATCCAAAAGCGGAAACATGATAAAAAGGCTTAATGGTTATAGAGCCTTGATCAATGTAAAAATATGGAATGACACAGACACAGATGCAGCCGGATTAAAATCATTATTTAGCATACTCAACGATGCCGGATCAAATGCAATAACTATATATCCACGTTTTGATTCTGTTTCTGGATCAACCTTATCTTACGAGGTTTACTGCAATTCAGATATAAGCATGATAGATATTGCTCAGGTTCCGGTTGGTCAATACATTGAATTAGAATTTATAGGTTCGGAATTGCTTTCAGAAATACCCACGCTTAGCAGTAATCCGTCAACATATTACGTAATAGACAATAGCGGAAACACTGTTGTTGACGCAAGCGGAAATCAATTAATCGCAATTATATAGGAGATACACATGGCAAACGTTCGACTTAAAGACTTTCCGGCATTGACAGGATATCTCAACCTGGCAACTGGAGATATAATCTATTTCGGTGATGCATCAGCTTCTTATGCCGAGAAAAAAGTAACGCTGTCAGATCTGGCAGCCTATGTTTTGGAGAACCGGACAATTGCCGATGGCACTGCAGGAGCCATTGCTACAATTGACGCCAGCCAGACACTAACCAATAAGCGTCTAAACAGTCCTGGAATAAACTCAGCTACGGCCATAACAGCAGACAGTGCTGAGATTAATGTATTAGATGGTATTACTGCAAGCACTGCAGAGCTAAATAAGTTGGCCGGACTTCTACCCACCACTACAGAGCTAAATTACGTGGACGGGGTTACTTCGGCAATCCAGACACAAATTGACAACTTGTCCGCTGCGGTGGGTGCGATAACAAGCAGAATATTCAAATACGGCACTAAGTTCACAGCGGCTGATACTAACGCTACGATCACAGCGGCCACAGTTCTGGCCACCCTATCCGGCATACCTGGGTGGTATCTTATTGACCCGCAAAGCGTGATAATTAACACATACTTAAAAAGTGGTGGAGCATATAAGCAACTTGACAATTCTTCGGCCATAACAACGCAATACACTACCACCACCAGCGCAGGCGTTGAACGTGTTAAGGAGTTTATGATTTCCGGATTGTCAATTTCAAGCTCATATTGCATAACTATTCATTTCGGCCTTGTAGCCGATCCAACCTAAAAAGGAGATAACATGATACCATTAAAACTTGACGACAATGGCACCCCCACGCCGCTGTTGAAACTTGGCGGCACGACAGTAGTAGTAACGTCAACAGGAGCTTCCGCTGCTTCCGCTGCTGCAATATCCGCAACTGAGGACATCATTTGCCGGATTAGCGCATCAGCAGATTGCTTTATCACTTCAGCAGCCAGTCCAACCGCAACCACAAGCGACATCCCACTTTGGGCAAAAACAACCGAGTATTTCATAATTCCCAAAGGCCACAAGGTTGCCGTTGTGCAAGCTGCGTCAATTTATATTACCCCAATGTCCAGCTAACCAGGAGCTTGCTATGCCTGACGAATTTGCCAAAAACTCAGACCTATTTAAACTTGAAGCAAGCTTGGGAGATCAGATGAAACAAGTCCTTGACGAACTGAAGCGGAACACTGAAATAATGCACGAACTGAAGAATAGCGTTGACTTGCTGAAAGCAACTTCCCAGGCTGAAAATGATCGTAGATATAGGTTAAAAACAGAACTTGTCAAGGATGCACTGGCCGTTTTAGACGAGCCCTGTCTAATCGAAAAAATCAAGCCAATTGTGATTCGGATCATTGACGAAAACACAGGCAAACGCAGAGACGGGCTTTTGTCCTGGCTGAACCTGATCAAAGCCATTGGCGGGATTATCGCCGGATACCTGGCCTATTCCATCATGTCAAACCAAGCCGCAATAATGCAGACACTGCAAACCTTAAAATAGGAGAGAGACCATGTTAAACATATTTGAGATCATACTGCAAAATATTGATAAGGCCACGGCCGTAATCCTGGCTTTGGCCGGTCTGATTACCACAATTGTAATTCAGTATCGCAAAATCGCCAAGCTGTTGGCAATGAAAGAACTCACAGAGCTTGCCGCTCCTTTGGCTGCCATAGCCGAAACGAAGCCACAGGAAGTCTTGGCTGCAATTATTGACAAACCCCTGCACTTAGACGCATCAGCAGGATTAGTTTCAATTGGCACGATTCAAAGCAACCTGTCAAAGGCTGAGATTGTAGGCACTGCTGCCTATGAGAAGGCAAAAGCAGAGAAACCTTCCATCCTGAAACGGCTTGGAATTAAGAGTGCTGCTGACATGATCCCCATTGTTAGCACCGTCTATCAGAGTATCGTCAAACCCATAATCAAGAGGCACTAAGATGCGCTTCGGAATGGGATTAGGTCTCGGCCTCGGCAGCAGGGGAGGGGGTGGGCAGTCCCAATATGCCATTCCTACTAAGTGCATTACTGCCGCGGCACAAGAAATACGAATTGGCAATAGCGTTGAAAGCGAGCTCACAATAGTGGGGACTGGGACGATAGCTTCATATCAGCCCTATGGTGGTGCATTGGTTACCTGTGATGCAGGAACGCAAACAATCACTGTTCCTGCTGTAGCAGACGCAGGCAGCTCGCACAACAATGACTATGTAACGATAACACTTGCTGCGCAAGCCAAAAATGACCTGAATACTGTTTTGCTTTCCAATCAAGATACTATTCACTATCTGAATTGGGCATGTTCTACAACTGGAATAGGCATAAACGGGCTAATTGGTGCTCTGCCAACTGGCTTAACGTATCTGCTTCTGAATGGATCCAACATCACATGGACATCTCCTGCTGACTACTCATTGCCAACTGGCTTAACGACTCTGCGTCTGGCAGGAAACAACATCACATGGACATCTCCAGCCAATTATTCGTTGCCAACTGGATTAACGTTTCTATATCTGTCAGGAAACAACATCACATGGACATCTCCAGCCAATTACTCATTGCCAACTGGCTTAACGTATCTGCTTCTGGCAGGAGAAAAAATCAATTTTAGATGGAACACGGATACTGTTGTCAATGGTTCTGGTGCAATAAGTAGTTTCGAACTGGCAAACTATCGGCTTACAAACCTTGTTACGGGCGCAGAGCTGCTAAACCTCTTGAAATCGATGGCAACCAGAAAAGGTGGCGCAAATGGAGCACTCCCCGCAACTTGCATCGTAAAAGAATACGAGGATAGCGGCAACTTAGAAACCGACCCAAGCCCCAAGGTATCAGTGATAAATGCAGCTACGCCTTTGGTGGGTGGCAATACAGCACAGCAGCTAAAGTATTGGATTGACAAGGTGGTAGATGATACTGGATGCAATACGCTGGCACTTTCAAAAGCATAAGGTGGAAAAATGAATATCACAACTGACAAATGGCTACTCATAATATACCCAGACAAGACATATTCAACTATGTTTTCTGGCGGAGTGTTCGGTGCAGACGAGAACAATGAATATATAAAGTTCGACACCGAAGCCGAAATGCTGCAATACATAACTGACAACAACTTAGAGGTTCAAAATGAAAATACCTAAAGACAAATGGCTGCATTTCTCAATTAGCGCAGCACTCACAATCCTGCTTTCGTTCCTGCTGTCGTGGATAGCAGCGTGTTTTATCGTGTTCGGCTTGGGCTTAATCAAAGAGCTTGCCGACAGATACCTGTTCAAAGGGCAATTCAGCATTGACGACCTAAAGGCTGATGCTATAGGTATCATGGCTGGAACTGTGCTGTTTGCGGTGATTGGCAAGCTGATAGGATTATGAAGCAATACATCCCGAAATACTTCACTTGGCAGGAGCTTATGCCGTCCCCCGAATATGAGCATTACTGGCTTATTCTGATGGACGAGAGGATACTCAGAACATTAGATGCAATCAGGGAGCACTACAAAAGGCCAGTAATTGTCAATAATTGGCACAAAGGCGGAGCTTTCAGAAATCGAGGCTTTCGGCCTATGACAGGCAATGTTGGTGCTAAATACTCACAGCACCGCTTTGGCCGAGCCGCAGATTTTGATGTTTCGGGGATTCCAGCGGAAAGGGTAAGGGAAGATATTAGATCAGGTCTATTTCCTGAAATAACCTGTATCGAGAAAAATGTTAATTGGGTGCATATAGACGTTAGGAATTGCACCAGACTTTTAGAGGTTTCACCATAGCACGCATACAGACCCCTAAGACATACCCTCCTGACCCCGCTTTCTCCTTTAAGCGGGGTTTTTCGTAATCACAAAAAAAAGCTGCCAGCCGAAGCCAGCAGCCTTGTGATGTTGGGTTGGTTTAGTAGTCCAGCTTCATCAGCACTGGATTGGTTAACTCGGTGGCAATTACGATTATCTTGTCTTGCTTTCCGATGCCTTTGGTCACGTGCAATTCGCAAACCTGTGAATCGTCTATCCACACAATGCCATTGAGTGCGTCTAAAATCGCTTTGGTGAGATTATCTACGTCAGGCTTGGATGTTTTCACTATCAGAGCGTTAAACTCGTCAATTTGCGTTTTTAGGGGCTTCCTGGTGCTTTCTGGTCTGCGGAAGCTAAAAACAAGTTCCACATGGAAAGGCTTGTCGCTTTGCGATAACTGCGGAGCTTGCGCTCTTGCGATCCAGCGCACAGCGTTCTTGAAATCCACAATGTCCTTTGGTTGATAGCTATGGCCTGACTTTGTGGTTTTGAAGCTCTGCTTGGCAAGGGGTTTTATGTCAAATTCTAAGCGGATCACTTTGCACTTCCAAAAACCAGCACCCGTGCAGAATAATATCCACAGGACTTGCAGTGCAGCTTACTGTCCATCACCCTTTCACCTTGCTTGGCTTTGTAGCCTATGGCTTCCAGCCTGTAGGTCTGAGGTAACTCCGCAGAGCAGTGATCGCAGATTTTAGGGTTGGTATTTGCCACGAGCAACCTCCTGTATCTTCTCAGCACAGGTTTTCTTTGCATCCTCTGCTTCTGTCCAGACAGGGCAGTCATCTGGAATCCCGCCGCAAGGCTGGCGCTTCTCACAGTTCAGGTATTTGCAGTCTTGGCACTTGCTGATGGTGATAATAATGGTTCTCATTCCTCACCTCCTCTGTATATCTCCCAGCCGTCTTGGTATTCATGCTCATACATAGACAGCCAGTGTTCCATGGTATGTGATGACATCCCATAAATTGAAAACCAATGCACTCTATTTTCCTCAAGATAGAAGTGTCCACCTAACATATTCACTTCAGGGTGGCATACCTTCTTGCCTTCCTGCATTTGACGAACAGCCCATTTCAGGCTGCCGTGTGGTGGCAGGGATACACCATCCGAAGCATCCTCTGAGCTACATTCATTGAGCTTCTTGCCACAGTGCGGGCAATGTAGATACCGCTCACCTGTGTGCCATATATCGCAATGGCACTCAGAACATTCGCATTGGTATTGTGATTTGGTTGTCATGGTTACGAGCTTAGTCATTCGATTCCTCCCTTGGTGGTGCTGGCAGGTAAGCCCAATGGGTAATTCTGCCTACCCACGCCTTTTCAATGTCCCACCAATTAAAGCCATCAAAAGAACTAATAATTGGCTCTCCATCATCAAACATTACTAAGCACTTAACGTCCATATCAGGCTTCTCATCTGGATACTTGTGCCATTGAATAGCAGTGGCTTTCAGCTTCGCAATCTCTGTCTGTGCAAGGTCAAACGATTCCTTCCAAGTCTTAAGCCAGTCATTGAGATTGGCGTTCTCAGTTTCCAGTTCCGCAATGCGGGCTTGCATTTTACATACTTTTGGTATGCAGATATGTGGAACGCCCACGAATATTGGTAAAGAGCATTTCTTGCAGTTAGGCATCTGAACCTCCTTTCTGTTTAAGTTCATCTTTCACGTCCTCAAACGCTTCTGATATATACTTATTGAACACAATAGCCAGATTTACCATCGTTTCAGGTGTAATCATAAAGTCATGAATGTATTTTGTTCCGTCAAGGGTTGAAATCATGACAACTTGCAACGATATGTTATCCATAACCAGGTGTGGGTAGATAGCGATTGACTTCTTGATGCTTGAATCATCACATTCAAGCTTGGCATTTCCTTCATCGAATATGCCAATCTTGCGTTCATACGCAAGGCAATCCCTGATTTCTTTACATATCTTTTCTTTCATCTTATTCTCCTTTCTCCGGTGGTTCTGGCACCATATTCTTGACGCCACGAAAATGGTTTATCTGCTCCACGAGTGAGCGGTTATCATCTTGAAGCTTCGCAATCTCCGCTCGGAGTGCGTCCTCGATTGGGCGGGTATTCCACCTTAGAATGCAATCCTTCAGAGATTCGTAATAAGTTACATTGCAACCGCAGAAATCACACACTATCTCATGTGCTATTCCGAATTCTGCTTCATATGTATTATGAAATGCTTTGCTGCTGTCGCAAAATGGACAGTGCGCCAATCCGTAATCAGTGGTGTCTTTATCGGGAATTGCATCCAATACGTCATTTACTGGTTTCAGTTCTTGCATTGTTCCACCTCAATCCTTTCCAGCAGCTTCTCCACAATGCTGCGCATTGGCTCCTCCTTCGTCTGCAAGTAATTTGGCTATTGTAGCCCATTGCATTTGCGTTTTAGCCCATATGCTAATCGTGCTCACCCCCGCAAATTCCATCGCTTCCAATATGCTCTGCGAAGGACGGACAACGTAGTCTGGTTCAAAGCTGTATAGCTTGCGCTTAAATAGTCTCTTAAGCAAGCTCATTTCTCCTCCTGCGCCTTTTCAAAAAAGTATTCTGCAATATATTCCTGTTTACGAAGCATCAATAACTTTTTTTGCTCTGGCGTAAGGTAAATAGTAACTGACCTTTTGGATGGCATCCATCCGTAACCATAGGTAAAATCATCTACCTCTGCGATAACTACGGTTAATTTATCCATCTTATTCTCCTTTTTCTTGCGCTTTCTTCATCATTAAATATCTTGCATGAGCAATCTTGTCTTGTATTCTGAACAAACGGTTTATGTAGTGTTCTTTGACTCCCCAATAAACCCCATCATCAAGGTTTTTTTCGATTAGCGCATCTATGTGATTATCCTCTGCATTTGTAAGCATTATAGTTATTTGCCGCATGCTTCCTCCTGCGCTTTGAGCTTATTATCTTTGTTTCGCTTCCCATACAATAGCCAAAGTATAAACAATGGAAGTCTTTTACCTGTTTTTGGATTGATTGTCCCACCAAGCTTATGATAGGTAACAAGGCATTCTTCGCAACAAGGAGCATTGGGATAATGGCAGTCATAGTCTCCATCATAGTCTCTATGCCCTAAGCATACTGGCAGCTTCATTTCTCCCCCTGCTTTGCCACCAGTTCCCGCACAAGGTCAGCGGTGGCGGGGTCAAGGTCATTGTAGTGTATTGCATACCAAGTATTCTTAGTCTTTAGTGAAAAGCAATCAGTTCCAACGTTAGATATACATACATTTACCGCCCCCGCTAGCGAAATCTTGACACGCACCTCGGAGGGATTTAGCTTGCGGGTAATTTTTGCCGTAGGCACAACGCACCTCATATTATATGTTATGTCCAGTACAAGGATGGTGTCATCATAGGCATTGGACAGATATTTGCCTTGTGATTTACGACCACCAGCATCAATAAACTCCACCCAGTCCCCGACCTTGATTTGTGTTGCATCTGATATAGGCAACGGAGTTTGTGTTGCAGATTCGGGCTTTGACTGCTCACTTATATGATGGCATGAGCAGGATTGAGTGGTGATTCCATCCATATCATCGTATGAGACAAATCCCGTGCCGTTGCAAATAAGACAGGGCTTAGGCTTCGGCTTCTCTGCTTTCTTCACGATGCGGAGGGCACGTAAAGCACTTGCGGGAATACCTCTTGCCGAAAGATGCCCTGTGTTTTTCATAAATTCTTTTTGCATTTTGGCAATAGCAAAAGTGTGTTTGCCGGAGCTCTTAACTATGTCAATAATTCCATTTGACAGCTCCACCATATCCCCCACCTGCACACCTGAGAAGTCGTTGCAGATGTCGAACTGCAAAAAGTGATACCATTCAGGATTGCCATTAAGGCGGAGAGTCTGATATGGAGTCGTTTCACTTACGATATAATACTCATTACGGTGCAATCCATGATTTAGTTCCCCAATCTCTCCGTCTGTTCGGAAGCGAACCCTATCGCCGACTTTAATCTCTGGTCTCATTTTCACCTCTTTTTTCAATATCCTCCAAAACACTTACCCACGCCATAGCGCAGGCAATCCAAATTGCCAATATCTTGGCCGTAAAAGGTGTCAAGCACTTGGCAGGATATAGCCACAGCGCAATAAATAGTATGGTAGCCATGCTAATTAGCACAGCCCAAGAGCAGATGTTAGCTATCATTTTCATTTTTACCTCCACAGCAGGTCTTTCAAGACCGCTATTAGTTTGTTTAATTTCTGTTTAACATCATTGTTGAAGCTGCCATTTTCATCACGGCATTTGTCAATGTCGCTGATAAGCTGCTGTGCTGTAGCGAGCTGAAGCTTATCCATCGTATTGACTAATCTTCTTTTGTTTTGGGGCACTTCTGCGCATTTTGGGCAAATTATCCTGTGCATGGTGCTGGACAGCCGCATTACCCGCACATCATCGCCAAGATATTGCTCACAGCAAAAGCAGCGATCCCTCAACACGGATTCGGTTGACAGCAATCTGGCTGGCTCATTTGCGGAGATAATTGCGGAGATAATCTCACGCAGCCGGATATTTTCGGATTCCAAGAACTCAATCCTGTCCTGCATTATTCCTCCTGAACCCGAATTCGATCTCCGATATCCTTTCAAACTGCATATATTGGCACATCATGGCTCCGGTGCTTTTGCCGTTGCACCACGCCCAAAGCTTTTGATAGCTCACCCCGTATTTTTTTGATAGCGGCATCAGCTTCTTTGCGGAGGCTTTGATTAGCCCCCGCAGTTCAGCAACTTCTTGATTAGTTAGTTTAGTCATTTATCCTCCATTTGCTTTTTCATGTTTTCAATGGCGGCGTCAATATCTTCCTGGCTCTTGGCAGCCTGAACATAACCAGTCAATGCTTTGATTTCGGTTTCTGGCAGTCCTGAATTGGCAATCTGCTGAATGGCTGCAATGATCGCTTTAGACAACGTGGAAGCCTTAGCATTAGCCTTTGGCTCTGGCTCTTGGGTTGGCTCAGCCTGGACAGGCTGCTCTTGCTCTTGATCGTATTCGATGCGGTTAGGAAGCATGTCAACTTTGCCAAGCTCAATTTCGTTGATGGGACGTTTCACTGTTTCGTCAGCTTCCAGTATGCGAATCATGTCAATAGACTTTGGCATATACTTTAGCACCTGTTTAATGCAGGTCTTTTTTGCCATTGCGTCAAAATCAGTATCCCAAACTCCACGCTTGCCGAACTTATCCGGCTTGCTGTAATGATCCCGCCACCGTCTGGCATCCTCAACGGTCATATAGCAGAAATTGGAAGCACCGCTTGATAGCTTTGCAACAGCATAGTAGCCTATCACATTGCCACGATCTCCATCTGTTGCAGGCTCATGGTCTATATAGCGATCAGTGCCAAGTTTCAGCTTGAACTTATCAGCGGCATATACGGTCTCAACATACAGCTCCTTAGCTAACTGATGCCGGTAAAACAGGTCAATCAAGCCTTGATAGCCAATCTGGAACTGCGCTTCATAACAGTTGCGCTTACTTGACCAGTAGGGGATAACATAGGCTTGACCAATTCCTGCACCAAGATACAGGTTTAGCTGTGCTCCCTGCATTAGTGCAGCAAGAAGGGTCATTCCATCACAGCTTGCCAGTGTAGGGTTTTGGCGAACCAAAGTCAAGGCAACTCTCACAAAGTGATCTGCCATCTTGGGGGTTCCCAAAGCCTTTTGAAAGGCCGGCGTGCTCTTTTCAATAAGAGCGGTTACGGTCTGGCTATGCTGAGCCGCAGTTAATTGTTTTTCACTCATTTTTTGATCTCCTTTATGTCCAGCCGATAAAAGCCGGATTCTTTTACGTATTTAGCATAAATTTCAGGTTCGGCTTCAGCAAGAGCCTTGTCGTCAAACTTGGTTTGTGGATAGTATTTGTAGCTGGCCTTGTAGATGTTCCCTTCCTGTGTTTTGTTATTCCCAACCAATTCCTTTACATTGGCAGCCAGCAGCTTCTTTTCTTTTTCAAGTTCGCTAATCTTTGCATTAATTGCTTGATACATTTGGCAAAGCCGCTCAACGTCAATGTCCATTGTGCAGGTTTCAGGCTCAGGAACCACGTCAAGCATTGGGGGTTCGGTATCGTTTATAAGGCAATGGTAAAACTCCCGCTCAGCAGCGATTAACATTTCTGCATCATCTGGTTTAAGTTCAACCCAGTGGGTTATCAGCTTTTGCCCACCCACCAAACAGGCAATAAATCCACGCTGCAATCCACTGGCTATCAGATAATGAATAACCTGCCAGTAGTAATTCATTGGCACCCCTGATTCCCACTCGGCAAGGGCAAAGCTATTAGCCGTCTTAATTTCGATGAGATTTGAGCCATCGAAATAATCAGCATATCCGGTCATGGGAAAGCCGAAAGCATCGTTTTGCAGCCACACTTGGCGATAGCTATCTTTTGGCTGTAAGCCTGAAAGTTCTGCATTGCAAACGTGGTCAAGAATGGCTTCCTCAAGCCTTATTCCCCATTGCACGGATTCCTCCCATACGAACTCTGGCTTATCTTTTCTACCTGTCTTGATTAGCCACAGTTCGTATGGGTTGCTGTAGCGATTGCAGCCCATGATAGTTCCGGCATCTGTGCCGTTAATTCTGAAGTCCATTTTTATCTCCTTTTACTTGGTTTAGAAATCCTTTGACCAGCATGCGCTTTTTACGGTGTTCATGCTTCTTGGCAACGCCTTTGGCAATCCGTAACTTGCCCATAGATTCCTTGACAGGCAGATCAATCTGTTTCATTTATCCACCCCTTCATTATGCTGGTTATTTCTTCAGTCTGCTTTACGATTTTATCACACAAACTGCAAACATGCGCAACCTGTGCGTCAACACGGCAATTGTCGCAATACCAGTCCCCATCAACCTTGTGCAATTGGTCAATTGGAAGGTATTCTCCGCAGCCATAGCAGGCAGCGCAATCATCCTCATGCCAAGGTTCTTCCCCACACTCAGGGCACTCATAGTGCCCCTCTTCCTGCACATCGTTTCCGTGTCCCCAGTGCCGCTCTTCCTGGTCAACAACCCAGACGGCCTCGACTGGGTTTTGGCAAACTTCGCAATAGCCTTTCATAATGCACTTCCTTGGATTTGCGCGAGGATTTCCTCGCATTCGATTAGTTCTCCTTCCCAATTTATATCGCTGTAAGTCAAAACAGTATTAATAAATTCACCACCATCATGGCATCGCCACGGGGATTCAGGTTCAAAACTATCACAGCAATACAGGAAAAATTCTCCATCTTCGTCAGTTTCATCCCATGCCCATGAAGGCATGTAAAATGATTTGAGCACAACCGCCTCATTATTTGATTTTTCTTGGAATAAATGCGCATTCTCAATCTTGTCAAAGTCAACAGTTTCAAATGTTTCTCCATTGTTGGTGGAGAACAAAACTGCATTACGCCCCAGAAATGAAGCATAAAAAAGCTCACGAACAGCATCCCTGTGTTCGCTGTCCTGTAGTTTTTCGAAGGTCGCTTTTGTCATACTTGGGCTTTTCATTTGGTCTAATTCTTTTTCTGTGATCTGTCTCATGGTCTCTCCTTTTATGAGTGGCAGCGTTTATTTTGCTCTGGGCTGCCTTCACTCTATGATTCCTAATATATAGACCCTGCTTTTTCTGTCAAGAAGTTTTTTCAGTTTTTTGAAAGTTTTTTGCAGATTCTTTTCCACGAAATCCATAATTCCATGAAAGCAAAGCATTTACACGATTAAATTTTTTTTCTTCCTGCCTGGTGATTTTGGCGGAAACTGCTCTTTTACCCGTTGCTGGATTATGAGAAGCTCCGGCAAGGTGTTCATTGACAGCCTGTGTTTGAACCCCCATTCTGAAATCAGATCACGCAGCCGGAGATTGCCAATTCCCCGATTTCCGCAGTATTTTGATATGGCGTCAATCACGCTTTCTTTTGTTTGCATTTTGCTAACTCCTTAGTCAATAATATCAAATATGGTTTGCTCTTTGAGGCTCTCGACAGCATAATCGCAATTTCGCACTGCCTGATTATAATAGCTTTCTTTAAGCTCAATCCCAATGCCATATCTACCTTGTTTGATTGCTTGATATACTTCTGAACCGATGCCTGCAAACGGAGAGAATACAATCTCTTTAGGATTGCACCACAAGTTTACGGCTCTGCGTATAACCTCAAGCTGAAGCGGGCAAATATGTTTTTCGTCTTTTTCCTCTCTTGCCGATGTTCGCTGTAAAGTATCAGATTGATTGATGTCCATCCAAATTGGACTTGCATATTGTTGCCAAATAGCTACGGGAAACTTGTCCTTATCATGAGAGATAGGAATCTGATTTGTTCCTTGCTTGCGCATGGTTACGAGATAATCAGGAATTCCTTGACGGGATAAACTGCTATCTTTGCGGATTGTTTTATGTAGTAATCCCAATGCCTTAGTGCGCTGCATAGCAACCACAGGATCTTTCCATATCACAACCTCGCTTTGATAAATGAATCCCACGCTTTGAAATAGTCGAATAAGATCACCCCTGAAATCACGAATACCTATGAACCCATCACGTTCTTTTGATGTTGGTAGATTCATGCAATGAAATGATACCAATCTGCCAGGCATCATTACCCTATAAAGTTCGTTAATAATAAACATGAAATGTTCAAAGAACTCCGATTCAGTCTTGCAGTTTCCCAGATCACGCTCAGAATTTGAATAAGTATATAGATCGGCAAAAGGTGGGCTGAAAATTGAGTAATGAATACTATCAGTTGGGATACCCTTCATAATCTCGCAGCTATCTCCATTGTAAACGGCATAATGATCTGTTATCAACTGGTTTTTTACATTTACTTTAGTTGTGGTTTCATTCATGAAAAAAGGCACGCTCATTTTATCTCCTGCTTTATATGGTTCGCTTATTCTTGTTGTTTTTTGTAATTGGTTAATAATACTATCCTTTGTTAGCATGATCATTTCTTGTGTCATCTTGTGGGCTGCATCCTGCTTGCGGTTTATGTTATGCAATATGGATTGTTCACGTTCCCCGATCACAATAAAAACATTGACCTGTTTGGTTTGTCCAAATCTCCAGCATCTTCTAACTGCTTGGTAATACATTTCATAACTATCAGATAGCCCGCAGAATATCATATTGTGACATGATTGCCAATTAACTCCGAATCCTGCGATTGATGGTTTGGTTACGAGTCTTTTAATTGTTCCGTCAGCAAATCCAATAACACTATTTTCTTTATGCTCTGGACTATCTGATCCCTTAACCTCGACGGCAAACAATGCCTTGCTTATGGCTTCCGATTCTGCGTTGAAATCAACCCATATAAGCCACTGATCATCTGGATTATTACCTACTAATTCAATTACAGTTTGCACTCTTTTATCAAGGCTATCCTTGCGTGCCTTCCTACGCTCATCAAGTGTATTTGCTTGTATAGTGAATAAAAACGATTGTCCATCTACATCATAATTATCGCTATCACCATCTAATTCTGCTATTTTAATAAATGTATTTAATTTAGGCAATGCGAAACAAGATCCATCATATCCAATATCGGCAGGACTTGTCACTATGATAGCCCAAGTTGATATCCATTGCCAAAACTTAGATTCTGCATGTCCCTTCAATCTCCAACTTGACGAAGTTTCACCATCGTGGACAAAATACGTGGCAAGCATTTCTGTCCGGCTCATTATATTAAGAAACTCACTATGGTTTCCAAGTTCCATGAAATCATTTGGTGAAGGTGTAGCGGTGCAGGCAAGTTTATATGGTGTATTTCCAAAATCATCAATGATCTGATTTTTGATTTTACCCGTGAATGATTTTAATATCGAGCTTTCATCAAGCACAATACCTGAAAACGCAACACATTCAAACTTGTCCAACCTTTCATAATTTGTTATGTTTATTCCATTTATTACATCAATTTGCGATAGACAAATATTAACATCAATTCCGAACTTAATACCCTCACGTTTAGTTTGTTTGCTAACTGCCAGCGGAGCCAATATCAATACCGGCTTACCTGTCTTAATATGCACTTGTCTTGCCCACTCTAATTGCATGGCAGTCTTGCCAAGTCCACAATCGGCAAATATAGCAGACCTTCCTTTTGCTAAAGCCCATTTTACTATCTGCTTTTGCCAGTCAAACAGCCTTGAATTAAGACTATCAATATCTACTTCAAAGCCAACATCATGCGTTTTAATTAGTTTCTTTTCGATAAAATCGTTATATTCCATCACTCGCTCCTTAATTCTAAATTACTTATTCTCATGTGATCAAAATCTACGAAATACTTGTCCATCCCAGTCTTGCCATTACGGTTAATTGCCACGTTGATTTCGGCAATGCCTGGCTCCTGGGTATTTTCGTTATACACCTCATCACGGTAAATGAACATTACAGCCGTGGCATCCTGCTCCAGTGAACCTGATTCTCTGAGATCAGCAGGAAGCGGTCTCTTGTTTGGCCGCTCTTCACATTTCCGGTTTACCTGTGATAATGCCAAAACTGGAACCTTAAGATTGGCTGCCAACATTTTGAACTGCCAAGACAAGCTACTCACCTCTTCATATAGCGATTTGTGCTTTTCGCCGGTTCGGAATAGCTGGAGATAATCCGCCACGATAAAATCAACTTTCCTGCCTGAATCTGCCAGTCTCTTTGCCTCAGTTTCGATTTCAAGCGGTGTTTTCATGTCAAAACAATAAAGCTCAAGCGGAAGATTCCGAAAACACTCCATCACATCAAGAACCTGGGTCGCTTGGTATTCTGTCATGCGCTCCGGCTCTGATAGCATGGCTATGTCGATACCGTATAGATTCGCCACAAGCCGGTTGATTACAGAGGTTTCGTCCATTTCGTTGTTGATTAGCATTACCCTTTTCCCAGTTTGCAGAACTTTGGCAATTATGCTGTTGGCAAGCGCAGACTTACCCATCTTCGGCCGTCCTGCAAGAATGACAAAATCGCCAGGCCGGAATCCGGTAATGTATTTCTCGTAGTATAGACCGGTTTTGATTCTATCTGCATAACCACCAGACATTTGCTTGTCCATACATGACACATAATCTGAAGTTATAGCAGTTAATCCACGCTCTTGCTTTAGGTTGTATTTGCTTTCGATAAGGTTAATTTCAGATTTGCAAGTTAAAAGTAAATCGTCAACCTGCTTAGGTGATTGCTCATTGTCCGCTAATCCTGAACCCAATACTTTAAGTTTGTTTAGCTTAATCTCTGCAAGTGCAAGGCTTAGGTAGTGTTTCCAGAAATTAGGTTGACACACCAGACCCCAAATATCGTTTAGCTGCTTGATCAGCTTTGTCCGGTGGCTATCTGAAGTGTATTTAGCTGTTATCTCGATATGCAAAGCAATAGGCTCTATGAGATTGTGCCGTTTCCAGGTTTCGATCATGCAGGAATACAATGCACCGTATTCTTTGCCAATGTCCTGGGGTGTTATCAAATCAAATATGGTATTGATTATTACCGCATCATTTTCAGCCGCCAAAAGGCTGCTGAGCAGATAAGGGATAGATTTCATTTTTGCATCCTTTCCTGTATATATTTCTTCCGTTGCTCTGGCGTCCAGCCATCCCAACCGTCCGGCTTCTCAAAAGGAAGTGTCCAGATTTGTTGATTCTGGACAGTTTCGGTCTTGGGAGTGCAGCCAAGTTCATCAGCACGTTTCGAAGGCCACCCGTCAACTTTGATCAGCGTTCCGTAATCGGTGTGTTTGGGCTTTGTAGTCAACCCGGATTTCCACTCGAAATAAACCCGCTGCATCACTACCAGCTTATCATACCCAAACTTATCAAGCAGCCTTTGATATTCATCATCTGTAAGCGTGTTCTTGGCTGTCTTGCTGCTTGGAAAGTCCCGGAATATGGCATCTGTGTATTGGCGAAGCTGGATAATCTCGGGGCTTGATTCTTTTGTTTTAGGCTTTGGCTTATCTGGCTTATGCGGTTGCTCTGCTTTCGCATCTGCGTTTGCATTGCGTTCGTTTTCCCATCGCTTGCTTGCGTTTTGGCTGTTTTTCGCGCTCTTTTCTGCGCTTGCCCGATAATCAGCCAAAAATCTCACAGAATAAATCATTTCTTCTGTCTCGATTAAAAGCGATATGCCAATGCAGTGATCAATAAACCTCGTTAGCAATTCAGCTTCAATGCCAATCATTTTTGCGTATACAGGAAGTTTTGATCTGACCAAAAAACCTCCGCATTCTCCCATTGTTTCAAGCATTCTGAACCAAATAGAGTATGATTCATGCATGCCGAACTCAATCTCAATCTCCCTAAGCTTGCTATCGTTTTTGGCATGATAATCATGCTTAAACCACCACCTTCCCATTATCCCTCCTGCTTATGTTTGGCAATCCATAAGTCAAGCTCCTCAATCTTGAATAGCAAGTTTTTTCCACCAATCCTATAAGATTGAATTAGCTTCTCTCTTGCATATTTTCGCAATAGTTCCGGCTCTATGCCAAGATAGCGAGCCGCTTCACGGGTTTGCATATAAGCTTGTTTTGGCGTTTCCATATAAACCTCCTTTTGGTTTATGAATCACCAAAAACATAAGCCAAAAATCTGTCAAGTGTTTTTTTGTGGTTTTGTGTGGTTTTCAACATTCTTGCGTTATGCGTTCGCATATTCAAACGCACTGCGAATGCACATGCGTTCGCTATGCCAGTAAGAGTAAGAATCAGAATCAGAATAAGAGTCAGAGTTAGATTAAAAAAAAGAAGCCAGCAAGCTGGCTATTCGGATAGCAAGCTATCCTCATATATTGTCTTTTTTCAGCCAATCAAAAAAACACTTGACAGGATTATGGGGGTTGGCAAAAATAGCACCATGACATTGATGCACTCCTTAAGAACTCACTCTAAGCCCTCCTCAATGGCTCCCCGCCACACAGGAGGGCTCTTTTCATTTTCGGAACTCAACCCCGTAGTCGAA